GGTGGAGTTGGTGTAACTGACAGATCAATCGGTCAGTTTGCTGGTTGCACAGTTGTAATCGACTCTCAGGTAAACATTAACGATCCAACATCTACTGGTAATCGTCAAGAGTTCCGTTGCTACTTAATGAAGTCAGGAACAATTCTTGAAGGTCAACAGTCTGAGTTAGGTATTGAAGCAGAAAGAAACATCTTATCTAAGCAAGATGTTATGTCCGTTGATTACCATAGTGCTTATCACGTTATGGGTACTAAGTGGACTTCTGCATCAGATAACCCAACTAATGCTCAACTTAGAACAGGTTCTAACTATGGTGTTACTTATGACATCGACCAAATTCCTATGGTTGAAATCTTTGTAAACACACCATTATCAAATGGTTTAAAGTCTTAATTTGTATTAAGATTAATTTGTGGTCATCAAACCTCACCGAATATTGGTGGGGTTTTTTCTTTACGCTACAATAAAACTAAATTACTTTATCAATCGTGGCAGCTACCATAAATGCAACTATAAAAAGTGAAACTGCTAATAGCTATGTCACATTGACAGAAGCTAATAGTTACTTTGAAACAGTACCAGACTCAACAACCTGGGATAATAAAACTGACGATCAGAAAAACAGATCATTGATAGCAGCTACGAGATGGATTGATACTTTTGTGTATCAGGGCGATAGATGTGACGAAGATCAGGCATTAAAATTTCCAAGAACAAACTATCAGGTGGATAGAGTCGAATTAAGTTGTTCTACTATTCCAAATAATATTAAGTATGCACAATATGAATTAGCCAGGGCATTAGCAAACGATACTGGAGCTATTACTGGCACTACTGGAAAAGATGGTAATTTTTCTGAGGTAAAGCTAGGAGATATTGAAGTTAAATACAATACTGATAGCCAGGGAACAGGATCAATAAATAATATTTTAGATGTTTATCCGTGGTTACAAAGTTATCTTGGAGCGTATATGCTAGGTGGAGCAGGAACTTTCCAACTAAGGGCGGTTA